GGTTGTTAAAGAGAACGCATTGTTCAAAGTCTTTGAGGGCAAGGACATCGCCGAGGGCTACAAGCCGCGAGAGAAGCTGTGTGTGAACGACACGTACTACACTTTTGGTGATGTTTTCACCTATGCCTTGGAGTATGGGGAGTGCCCGCTTGAGGCGCTTGAACGGGCGAAGAAATTTGGGCACAAAATCTACTGGCTCAACCCAGACCCTGTGACTCTGGGGACAGCGGTTGCGGAAGACAAGAAGCGTGCTTTCCTTGTGAACGTGGGCGAGAAGGTCAAGTATGCGGGCAAGGTTTTCACGGTAGAGACAGCGCCCAACGATAATCTGGTGTTGGTAGAAAACTAATCACGAACCACGGCCCTCCGAGAGGGGGGCCCCTGAGAAAGGAGAAAGAAATGCGAAAACTTACTGAAGCGGCCCAAGCGGCCAAGTTAATGAGAGCGGAACTGAAGAAGGCTTTTCCAAGCGTCAAGTTCTCTGTGCGTTCAAACAACTTCGCTGGCGGTGACTCTGTGCACGTTAACTGGACCAATGGTCCGACACGGGATGCGGTCACGGAGATCACTGACAAGTACCAGTACGGACATTTCGACGGCATGATCGATCTGTACGAGTACAGCAACAACATCGAGGGCCTGCCACAGGCGAAGTATGTTCTCGAACAGCGCACGATCAGCGACGACGTGTACGAAGCCAAAAAGGCCGAGATCGCTGAAAAATTCGGTATCGAGGATGCGACAGACGAGAATCAGTGGATGGCCGCGTTCAATGACTGGTCAAATCACGTGGTTTACCGAGAGCTCGGTAAGGTAGAAATATAGGTAAAAGTAGTCTAAAGTGGTTGACAGTAGGTCCTATATCGAAGATAATCTAATCGTTGGTTGGTTAATCAGAAAGGAGAAAGAAGATGGATTTAGGTTTGACTTACGAGGATCGATTCATTTATGGCGCCGCGACGGTGTGCCTGACATTAATCACGCTGCTGGCAGTTATCAACGTCTAATCAGAGAGGAGAAAGTGATGTTGAAAGATGATTACGGAAACGAAGCGAAGTACGCGAACCTGTACGGTTGGACTGATATCGAGCCCTACGAGATTGTGAAGGTGATCAGCGACAAGACTATCGAGATTCGAGCCATGAAAGCGGAGCGAGACGAGACTGTGAAGCTGGATTGGGCAGTCGGGGGTTTTGCTGGGGTCCTGAAAAACATTGATGAGGTGAAGTGGAACATCGAACCTGAGCCTGAGAATCCTGTGATCCGAGCTCGATTGAACAAAGGCGGCTACTGGAAGACAAAGTACGGAAAGCACTATTTGGCCGCCAAGCCTACGAAATTCTACGATTACAACTTCTAATTAACCGGCCCCTTCGGGGGCCACCTAGAAAGGAGAACGATATGAAAGAAGTTAAAAATTATCTCGGCGAGACCATCGTGGCGTATCAGGACGCCGATCTTGATAAACTGGCCACGGTCCTCGCTCACGCGGCACTGCTCTGGCACGCTGAGTGGAAGAAGCTGGGCGGTGAGGACAAAGGGACCTGCTGCGGCGGGAAGGGAATCAAGGTCCCGTACATCGGCCCACGAAAGCGGAACTACGAATACAAGAACATCGTCAACTGTTCTTGGGTACAGGGCAACATCTCAGCCCAAGAGAGCGTAGGGCCCGCTCTGGAGTTCCTGAAGGAACAGGGCATTGAGAATGCCACGTACAACGACGGCTGGATCGATTAGCCTGATCAAAAGAAGCGCCCTTCGGGGCGTTTTTTTGGATAAAATAAATGTAAAAAAGTAGTAAAAAATAGTTGACAATAGTATTCAGATCGCCGATAATCCTAATCGTTGGTTGGTTGATTGAGAAAGGAGATTGGCATGGCATTTAAGTGGGGCGAGATTGAGGCGGGCAAGGGCGGTTGCTTCTGGGAAAAAGACAATGGCCACTTGTTTGAGTTTGAGTTGGAAAACGACGGGTACTGGGAGGAGTACGGTCACAAGGTCTGGGTGGCGGAAAAGAAAAACATCATTGATGGTGTGGAATGCGGCTGGCGGTATGCGAAAGTTTTGAAGACAGTGGCTTACATCGTGGTGGATGAGGATGAGTACGGAGCCCCTGTTGTTGAAAAGTGGGACATCAAGGGCCACAAGATTTACGGTTGATTGAGAAAGGAGACAGAGATGAAATTCAAAGAAAACATGAAAGGTAAGTACCGAGTCAAAATGAGAGGCAAGGTCGAATACGTCGGCACAAACGCTCTCGTGGCCAACAATTGGAAGGATGATCTGGATTACGATGCTTACAAGGTCGGAAAGACAGCGAGAGCCACAGTTGAGTATCACGACGGCTACCGATGGGAAAAGTGCATTGGGTGGTAAATTGAGAAAGGAGACAGAGATGGTTTACACAGATTTAGAAATCAAAGTAATCAAAAACCTGAAAGCACTTTTAGAAGAAACAGAGTGCATTTATCTGGCTGACCTGATTGGTCCAGACGATGATCCAAAAAAGGTGCGAGGCGCAATAGCGTCACTGGTGAAAAAGAATGTTATTGATGTTGACTATATCTATCCGTCTATCATCAATGGCACGAAACACTATCCAGTTGATTGGAATGATTCCCTGATATCAGAAATTTAAGGAGGGTAAAAAGTAGTAAAAAATAGTTGACAGTAGGTCCACAGATCGGCGATAATCCTAATCGTTGGATAGTTAATCAGAAAGGAGACAGGCATGAAAAAATATTACGACACAAGGGAGGCTGCTGAGGCAGCAATCGTTCCGGTCGCTGGGGCCGGTGACGCCCTGCGAGCCAAGGCTGGGGATCACCTCGCCGCCGAGCGCGAGTCTTTCGAGCGGTGCGATACCGACGGCTTCCTGACGCAGTGGGCTCACGCCTGCAACGCCGATAAGGCGCGCATGGAAGCGGAGCTCGCCGATAACGGCGGGGTTGCGGTGTTCCCAGTTCTGGTGGACCTCGAGACTGACGAGATCGTCGGTGAGAAGGTCTTCGTGTTCGCTGACAAGTTCAGCTACGGAACACGAACCGTGTTCCTCGTCGAGCGAGACGGCGGTACAGAGTGGATAAACGCGGCCTATCGTAAGGATGCCACCTACACTAAAAAGGGCCTGAAGAAGGCCTACGTCATTGCTGAGGCCTTTATCGGTCACAAGGACAATGATCCTTTCAATAAGGTCCCTGCCGAGCGAGGCTTTCCAGCGGGTCCGATCCACTACGGTGCGATCCGAAAGCCTGCTACTTACAACTGGAAAGAGGAGGCAGCGTGATGTCTGACGTAATCACAAAACTCAAAAAGGGTCTCGGTAAAAGACGCTGTGCTAAGGTCTCCGAGTTTTACGATGACGGCTTTGTCGTCGAGGTCACTCTCGAGTCTAATGAGCACTCTGACCTGTGGGAATACTACGCTGGTGTTTACACCATTCCCGAGATCATCGGGCTTGCCAAAAAATTTATTGATGATGACGGTCACCCTGCTTGACCGCTGAAAGGAGAAAGAAAGATGAAAAAGAAAGAACCTAATCTGCGATGGTTTACCTGCATCGCCCAGTGTAGCGATGAGGACATCCCTCTTTTAGAGTACATAATCGAGGCCCGAAGCCCACGAGAGGCAGCCCAGCTGTTCGAGGAGGTCAAGGCGGGCGACGATGAGCTGATTCGAGTGGAAGGAGGCCATTACAGTTATGTCAACTAAGGAAATGACCCTCGGAGAGATCAGCAAGGAGCTCGACAGAATGCTAGAGCTGCGGAGATTGATCTGGCGAGGGGAAAGCTGGGAGAAGATACATCCACTGGCTCAGGAGTTAGCAGACCTGACGCGCATTTATGCAGCGAAAAAAGTCGATTAATTTGGGAATAAAGTTCAGGCGGGTACGTTGAATAGATGGAGAAAGGAGAAAATCATGAAAAAGGCAACAACCAAAAACCTGAACGAGTACATCAAAAAGGCCTATCCAGAGCTCGAGATCGAGTTCTGGAAACCTGCTGAGGGATGCTTTGTTTTCAGCGGTCCCGATCAGGACGAGAACGGCTTTCACGTCGAAAGCATCAACGGCATCGGGGCACTGGCTCACGCACCGTATGAGAAATGGTGCGAGTGGATCGACGACGAGATCAAGGCAGCCTATGAACGGGCTGCCGAGTATCTGGAGCCCGAGATCGATTCAAAAATAAAAGTAAAAAATTTGAATTAATTTGGGAATAAATCTCCGGCTCGCACGTTGAATAGGTGTAAGGAGAGTTATTTTGATAAAGAAAGGAGAAAGAGAAATGTTGAACATCTACATTGTTAAGGACCCTGCCACTGATCACTACGTTGTAGTGAAAGAAGGCGAGACAGGCTACTTCGAGCTGGACGAAAACAAGCGACACGACGCCGAGTACGCCAAACGAATCAACGCCGCCCTAGGCCACACTGAGGAGGACCTGACCAACGCCACCGCGCGAGCCATGTTCGGGACATGGTAACCACGGTTCACGGACCAAGGACCCGCTCCGGCGGGTCTTTTTTTGCAAAAAAATCCTGCCCAAGTGGAAAATAATGTGCTGAAGTAGTTGACAGTGATCCCAGAATAACCGATAATCCTAATCGTTGGAGAGACAATCAGAAAGGAGACAGAAAGATGGGCAAGATCATTAACTGGGAAATCAAGCGATACCCTGAGCTGGAAGGCGATTTCAACGGGCCAGCGGGATACGCACTCGGTGTTGCTGATGTGAAGGACGCTTGGGGCGATGTCAAGACTGTCCCCGCTTGGATCAAGGTGGTGGCTGACGCGGCCCACATTATCCGAATCAACAAGAAAGGCGACTGGAACGGCCTTTACGAGATCAAGCCTTTTGAAGAGGAAGAGAATCCGGTAGTGGCCACTTTCGTTAACGATGAAAAGGAAGTGATCGGCGAGATACGCCGGAACGACGACGATGGCGAGTTCGGTGTCGGCCTGCTTTACGAGTACGACTAATCAGAAACCACTAGAAAGGAGACAGAAAGATGATCGATTTAATCAAGGAAGTTCGAGCTCACGCTGAGGCGAATTACGAGAAAGGCTGGGACGTTGTAGTCGAGGCCTATACCGACGGAGAGATCGCTGAGGCCATCGCTGGCGCGAAAACAAAGCTGGGGGCGATACGTAAGCTGGCTCCGGTAGTGCGGTATCATCGCGAGCGTCGTGAGGAGGCTGAGGCCTATCGAGACCCTTACATTTACGAGAGGGACTTTGATTGCTTCTGACAAGGACCACGAAACAAAAGACCCGCTCCGGCGGGTCTTTTTTATGCTAGGATTAAAGACGGTCCTCGGACCACGGGCCCGTCAGGTATTTTCTTTTTTCGGTGGGTTTATAGGCAATCTCTGGCGGGCCCACCTCAATGCCTATCTGAGCTCCTCTCGAGCTCCGTGGACCACGGGCCAGTAACCAAGGACCACGGGTCACTACCTTGCTTTACATTGCGTTACATTGCGTTACTTGCCTTAGAACGCTATGTATAACAGTCTTTTCTGAAAAAAAACGTGTGTTAACTTTTTTTTGCTAAAAAGACTGTTACAGACGCAATAGACGCAAGGTGACTGTTTTTATTAAGGAAATGTTATAACACTGACATTGCGTTGACGTTTCACTAGACGCAATGACGCAATGGTTTTTTGAATTTGACGGGGTTCGCGCGCGGACCATTTTTTACTACTGTTTTTAAATTTTTCAGAAAAGACTGTTATACTTTGGCGAAATAACGACTCTGGAGGTCCTGTGCCACGCTTATACGACGAGCCCTGCTCAACTGAAGGGATAACCCCTCGAAAGCACACCATGCGAAGACTGAGCTCTGGAACGCTCAAATACCCTTTTAAGGCGATGATTGTTGGAGACTATTTCCTGATCGAGACAGGAGATGACGCCCAGCTGGTGGGATCGGCGGCGAGAAAATACGGCTACCGATACCCGCCTCGGAAGTTCACGGTCCGCCCCGCGTCAGACGGGACACCGTACTGGGTCTGCCGGAGGATTGCCTGATGTCCAAAAAAACGCTGTCTAAAATACTGAAAGACACTGGCGTCAAGCCAAATGAAAAGATGCGACTGAACGAGCGCCTGCAACAGCCTGTGGCTCCTCTGGAAGAACAGAAAAAGATAGTGTCACCTCAACAGTGGAAGTTTATTTATGAACTAATCGACGGCGAGGGAAAGATAACTATGAAACAGGCGGCGATAAATGCTGGATATGCTGAAAAAAGCGCCAGCGACACTGCCACCAATTTGACCAACCCGAAGAAATACCCTCATGTCGTGGCCGCGATCCAGAAATACCGCCAGCAGATGGCGGAGAAGTATGGGACCAACATTGAGCGCCACCTGCGCGATCTACAGATCATTCGAGATCAGGCCCTCGAGGCTGGGAACTTCGGTGCCGCTGTCACCGCTGAGTACCGCCGTGGGCAGGCACTGGGAACGATCTACATTGACAGGAAAGAGATCAGGCACGGGACCATTGATAGCATGAGCGCCGATGAGGTGCGTCGTAAGCTGGAAGAGATCAAAGCCCTATACGGCGGCCCTCCCCCCAGCAAGATCATTGACGTGACGCCTGAGGACGTTGAACAGGCAGAAGGTATCGACCTGATAGAGGAAATCCGTGATGGCGAGAAAGCCAGAAAGCGCGCTGCACAAGAGGCTAAAAGACAATCTGCCGAGCTCAGTGATAACTCGACTGGAGAATCGGGTCGGAGTGGGGATGCCGGATTGCCTAGTGGCTCTGATCAAGGCGAGGTTCGTGATGATCGAGCTGAAGGTGGTGGAGCGGGGCAAGAAAGTGAGACTGAGCCCTCATCAGATATCGTTCAACCTGAAGCACGGGATGATAGGCATGCCGGTGTGGATACTGGTCCAGCATCATCCGAAGGGGACCACGAAGCGGAGCGAGATCAGGCTGATGCTGTACCACGGGAAGCAAGCGCAGGACCTGTTTGAACAGGGGACGGACCTGCTGCCAGTGGAAAGCTGGGCGCTTGATGCGGTGGACTGGAAGCATATGCACCATATCCTAAGCACTCATTAGCTCGTAACGCCCTCAGAGCTCTTCTAAGGCAAGGTAATATAATCCCGTAGGTGGAGCAGGCCAACAGTCTGTTATTCTAGGAAAGGGCCCTCGCGGGCCCGTGGGCCGTGTTTCTGGGGTCTTCCCGCCCTCCCCTGAGGGAATTCCCCGCGCAAAATGGTTCGAGTTCAAAGGATCACAGTCCGAAAATAGCTAAGTCATTGATTTTATTACAATCACTAATTCCGGTAATTGTAATTACCGGAAGTAACGGGTCCCTTTTGGCCAATTTGGTTCGTGTGACGCCGTTCGTACACCGCGAACCCGGATTCGCGCGCCGCGCAAGGTGCAAGGGGGCTATAGCCCGATTTCACACAAATAATCTTGGCCGAAACGAAAATGGGTCTGTTTCACGTGAAACATCACTTGCAAACCCGCCCCCTTATTCTGGAAAATCAAAAGCCTAAAAAATTTTTAGCAATTTGAAACGAAAAAGAGACTGTATGAATTCAGCAGCAATCCCCGCCGAAGTTGAAGCAGAGCGCCTAAAACTAGAACTCCGACTGGCTTTATTGGAGGCCCAAGAGCACGGGCGTGGAAGTTTCATAGGTTTCTGTAATTACGTCTGGCCTGAAGCAATCCTAAGCACCCATCACGAAAAGATGGCCTCTGCTTTTGACCGCATAGCCAGCGGAGAGCTCAAGCGATTAATCGTAAACATGCCTCCTCGACACACAAAGTCTGAGTTCGCCAGTTATCTGCTGCCTGCCTATCTTATGGGTAAGCGCCCTGCTACTAAGATCATTCAGGCGACTCACACGGGGGAGCTCGCTGTCCGGTTTGGCCGTAAAGTCCGTAACCTGATGGACCTCGACAAGTACAAGGAGGTCTTTCCCATGGTAGAGCTCAAGGCTGACAGTAAGGCGGCTGGACGCTGGGACACCAACTCTGGCGGAGAATACTTCGCGGTAGGTGTAGGCGGTGCGATGACAGGTCGCGGCGCGGATATGCTGATCATCGACGATCCGCACTCGGAACAAGACGCCCAGTCTCAGCTTGCGCTGGATAATGCGTGGGAATGGTACACCTCTGGACCCCGAACCCGTTTACAGCCCGGCGGCGCTATTGTCGTCGTGATGACCCGCTGGGGCACGAAAGACCTGACCGCAAGGCTAATCAAGCAGATGCAGGAGGACGACGCAGATAAATGGGAAGTCATTGAGTTCCCTGCCATCCTGAACGAAAGCGAAGAGGACGAGAAACCTCTCTGGCCCTCCTTCTGGAAGCTCGATGAGCTCAAGTCTGTAAAAGCATCGATGTCGGTCCAGAAATGGAACGCGATGTACCAGCAGCGCCCAACCGCTGACGAGGGTGCGATACTCAAGAGAGAGTGGTGGCAGATTTGGGAAAAAGATTACACCCCGAGGCTGGAATATATCATCCAATCCTACGACACAGCGTACTCTAAGAAAGAGACGGCGGATTTCTCGGTAGTCACTACGTGGGGTGTATTTCATCCTAACGAAGATGCGGGGCCGTCTCTGCTTCTAGTTGATGTCAGGAAAGGCCGTTGGGATTTCCCAGAGCTAAAACGTATTGCCAAAGAGCAGTATGACTACTGGCAGCCCGATAATGTCCTGATCGAGGCCAAAGCAACAGGGATCACGCTTCAGCAAGAACTCAGGCGTACAGGCATTCCTGTCACTATGTACTCGCCCGGCGGTCGTCGAGCAGGGCAAGATAAAATCTCGAGAGCCAACTCAGTAGCCCCGATCCTCGAATCAGGTATGGTCTGGGCTCCAGAGACGCAATGGGCAGATGAGCTCATTGAAGAATGTGCTGCTTTCCCTAATGGCGATAATGACGACATGGTGGACAGCACTACTCAAGCCCTGATGCGATTCAGATCAGGCAACTTCATTTCCCTGTACGACGATGAAGATGACGATGACCCCGTGACAGAAGGGCTTGTCCCAGAATATTATTAGGATAGAATGGGCGAAATACTAACCATTTAAGGGGACGCCCTTATGCCCGGTACTTCAGCGCGCGAAATGCTCGCGTCACTTCCAATTAAAATGGCCGCAGGTGGCCCTGTTTCCGCTGCTTATCGCCGAGCCATGGAGAGTGGCGGCGAACAAGGGGTTCAGGACTATTACGCCAATCTCCGTAATGTAGCAGACAAGTACATTGCTCAGGGAAATCTTCCTACCGGAGCTGAAGCCTATAACATAATGATTGAAAACGGCATCAGCACTACAGATTTGATTAATGCCGGTATTGGTCAGGACGTTGTGGATAGAATATTCACTATGACCGAAGACCCGACAATCACTACCTTTGCGACCCCCAATAAGATCGAATCTGCCTACATGTCAAACCCTGCATTGCGTGCTGAGGCTGCAAGACGCAGTGCTGCGGGAGAGGACGGAGTAGCGTCGCTTCAGCGACAAGCCAGAGGATTCTTAGGAAGAATTCAGGAAGACGGTGTTATTACTGACGAAGAACTTGCCTTGATGCGGCGTGAGGCTACAGGAGGAGGTTATACCTTCCAAGACATCATCAATGCAGGAATCGATCCATCTATCCTGTTTAACTTACCTGAGCCTGAGCCCGTACCTGAACCAGAACCTGAGCCTGAGGTCCCATTTGAGCCGTACAATCTTCCGCCTGTATATAATCCGAAGGATTTTGTAAGACGCAACGCGGGCAGGGACATTTATCAAAGGGGCGAGCCTGCGTTAGACGTAGCGTTCAGGGAAAGCCCAGTGCGTACCGCGATTCCCGGCATGCCGGGCTTTTATGAGTACACACCTGCCGCAAGCCTGCGTCCAGCCACAGGATCAGGATGGAGCTTTACGCCTCCTAGCGTGACCAGCAGGCCTCGCTCTCTGTTAAGCCCAACCGCTCTGTCCTTTGGCTCTGCCTCACAGGACTATGCTACGGGGATACAGCAACAGGATGCGGCGTTAGCCAGAGCATTTGCCAATGCGGGGATACAAAACGCCTCGGACTATTACACATGGCGTAACCGCTTGCGTTCAGGGGAGTTCGGCATAGGCGGAACCTTTGACCCTGCTGCGTTTGAGTCGAGCTTTAGCTCGTGGGCCTCGAGCCAACCAGCTGCCGGTACAAGCCCCACGGCTCAAGGAACAACGTACCAGCAGGGTTACTCTGATGTTGCAGAAAACATGGCAGATTATGGTGGTGGCGGAGGCTACACGGGCTACACCACAAACTTCAATGTTACTGCGGGGTCAGGCACTCCCTCTGGCTACACGATAAGGCCAGTCGACTTGCGGCTGCCTCCTCCGAGCTTTGCAGAGGGAGGCGAGGTCACTGAGTCACGAATGATGCTCGAGCAACTTGACGCGGGGTCCATGGCCCAAGAGCCAGAAAGACAGGAAAGCGAAGGGTTGTTGAGGAACCTCACCAGAGGGGCGAGGGATATCCCAACGTCTATTGGTGGCTACCTGTACAGGAGGACACGCACTCCTACAGGTGGTGAACGGTCTTTAGGCGAATCTGCAAGCATGGTTTTTGACGACTTATCCAAGATAGGTGGTGCGATTAAGGAGTCTGTGTCAGAGGACCCGCTGGGCTTTGCGGCTGAGATGATGCCGATATACGGTGAGTACAGCTCTTACCAAGACGCCAACGAACTTTCTGAACAAGCAGACAGGGCTGAAGCTGCGGGGGACACTGAGTCTGCCAAGATGCTTCGCCAGTTGTCTGCTGTTTCCATGGCGGGCGCGATTCCCTTGCTTGGAATGTTTGCCCGTGGGGGCAAGAAGGCTGTAATGGCTGGGGCCAGAGGCAGGATGCCAAGAGCAGGAGAGGCTTTTAATATTGGCACGATGCGATATGAGGAAGGCGTTCCGGTTGAAGAAATCCGTCGGATTGAGGCTGAATTTAATCAATCTCACCAGTCGGATGCGACTAGCTCACAAAAACTGTTTGAAATGGCAACACGCGCAGACCCTGCTTTCCAGACAGAGATGAAGGAGATATCTGATGCGGTGGGCGGCAGGTATGTTGCGGGTCCAGTTAAAACGGTTGAAAGCATAGACGCCAAACTATCAAGAAAGGGCGGTACAGCCGTAGATATTCCTGATCCAATCCGATCTACGATTGTAGTTACCACTAAAGCTCAGTCGGATGAAATTGCTCGTTTAATAACAGATAAAATGCCTACTATTGACGGGGGCTGGCAAAGAGTTCCGGGAAGCGGATATTTTGACCGTAAGTTAAATGTGCAGTACACCTCACCTGATGGCGAGAGGTTAACAGCCGAAATACAGCTAACTACGCCAGAAATGCTGGAGGCTAAGGATACCTTTGGCCACAAGCTATATGAGCAAGAGCGTAGTTTCTTTGAGAAGTACAAGTCTGAAACGGATATGCCTAGCAGCGAACTTGAGAAATTACGGCAAGTTCGGGCAGAGCAAGAAAGACTTTACAATGAAGCAGCCAAGAATATTGATCCTGAGATCACGAACAGTCTTGTAGAGAAGTTTGCTAAGGGCGGCTATGTAGCAGGTAAAGAGGGTAAATCTTGACCGATAGACCCGAAGCGTTCTTCAAACGTGGCTTTTTTCATGGGCTCGCCGTCTTTGAAAAAGTCAAATACCTGAGCGCCATTAGCGGTAGACCATTCTTTCCCGTCGAAAGCAATGTAGTAACCACGGGATATACTTGGGTCATTAATATTTTCGGCTACAACAGCGGGACCATCCTGCCAGCTAAAGTAGTCAGTAACTTTTGACATGTGTTTCTCCTTTCTTCCTATACTATTAGATTATACGATAAATGGGAGTAGGAGCGCAATACAGCACGTGTTGTGTGTATAATGACACAAAACTTGTAGGACAGCACCATGCCTATAGATAAAGTCGTAAATCTAGCCCCTGTCAGTGAAATGGTGGAGGTTGAGATAGAAGGTCCAGAAATCGAGATTGAGCTTGAGGATGACGGCTCCATTGAGATTGAGATCGAGGAAGAGAGAGAAAACGGTTTTTACGACAATCTTGCTGATGAGATTGATCCGCAGGAGCTGGACCTTATTTCCCTGAACCTGATGACTTTCTTTGAGGCGGATAAGTCCTCAAGAAGTGATTGGGAAGACACTTACGCTAAAGGCCTTGATTTACTTGGCCTGAAGATGGACGAACGCACTAGGCCATTCCGTGGTGCAACTGGCACAGTCCACCCAATGCTGACCGAAGCCATTGTGCAGTTCCAAGCACAGGCGTTTAAAGAGCTCATGCCCGCTGGTGGCCCTGTCAGGACCCAGACTCTAGGCAAAGAGACCTTGGATAAGGTCCAACAGGCCACTAGAGTTCAAGACTTTATGAACTACCAGATAACTTCGGTGATGAAAGAGTACACGCCGGAGTTCGATCAGCTGCTGTTTTACACAGGATACGGTGGCTCGACCTTCAAAAAGGTCTATTACGACTACCCTCTGGGCCGAATGGTCAGCCGAGTGGTGCTTCCTGACGATCTTTACATCCCGTACAACGGTTCTAGCGTCATTTCTGAGTGCCGTCGCATCACTCACCGCATTGCAATGGACTCAAATGAGTTCAAAAAGCGCGTAATTGCGGGTGAATACCTTGATATTAAGCTGGAACCTGACGAATCAGGCAGCAATAACGACCAAATTAGCGCAACAATTGACAGAATTACCGGAATTCAAGCAACTGGAGAGCCGGAAGAGCTCTTTTTGTTGGAATTTCACGTCGATTTAGACATTGACGGCTATGAAGACGCTGATGAAAGGGGCAATGCGACTGGAATTAAGTTGCCTTACGTCGTAACCATGGACGAAAGTACCGGACAAATAGTCTCAGTACGTCGAAATTGGAAAGAAGACGACGAATATAAGTGTCGGCGGGAATGTTTTGTGCATTATGTGCTCGTAGAAGGGCCCGGAGCCTACGGATTAGGCTTCGTACACCTAATTGGAGGCCTTTCTAAGACTGCAACCGCTGCATTGCGTCAACTAATTGACGCAGGCACGCTTTCTAACCTTCCTGCGGGCTTTAAAGCCAAGGGAGCGCGTATTGCAGCCGACGATGAGCCCATACAGCCCGGCGAATGGCGGGATATTGACGCCGGTGGCGCTGAATTAAGCAGCTCACTGCTCCCTCTCCCGTACAAAGAGCCAAGCCAGACGCTATTTGCCCTTCTAGGGTTCACTGTGGACGCCGGTAAGCGCCTTGCAAGCATTGCGGACATGCAGGTAGGGGACGGCAACCAACAGGCCGCTGTGGGCACCACAATCGCTCTGCTGGAACGTGGTTCTATGGTCATGTCGGCCATACACAAGCGCCTGTATTACGCCCAGACGCAAGAATTTGAGATGTTGTTCAAGGGATTCGGCGAATATCTGCCGGATGAGTACCCGTATGACGTGCCGGGAGCTTGTCGCAGCGTTAAAAGGGCTGACTTTGACAACATGGTCTCGGTCCTCCCTGTGGCCGATCCAAACATATTTTCTGCTGCCCAGCGCATTACGCTAGCTCAGACCCAGCTTCAGTTGGCTCAGAGCGCGCCTCAGATGCACAACATGTACGAAGCGTACTATCGAGTGTATCAGGCGATGAACGTGCGGGACATCGACGGTATCCTGAAGGTCCAGACCAATCAGATGCCTAAGGACCCAGCCAGCGAGAACATTGATGCCGTGGATGGCAAGCAGCTTAAGGTTTACGCAGGTCAGCAGCACGATGCTCATATTGCGTCTCATCTGATGATGGGAATGTCCCCCTTGATACAAGCCAACCCTCTGGCTGCTTCAGAACTACAGAAGCACGTGCTGGACCACGTTAAGATCAAGGCGGAAGAGGATGCTGAGGCGGAGCTGTTCCAAGAGTACGGTAACGATCCAGACCGCATGGTTTCTGACATGCAGCGTGAGGCGTTGATTGCGATTAAGGTTTCCCAGTACATGATGGAAGCCAAGCAAATGCAGGCAGAGCTCTCTGGTCAAGGCCAAGCGGCACCTGATCCTGTGGTCCAGCTTAAGGAGCAGGAGCTCCAGCAGCGTGCGGCTAAGGACCAGATGGATGCACAACTTAAGCAGCAGAGTCTTGCTAACGAGCAGATGCGTATTCAGCAGAATGCAGAGGCCAGTCAAGATCGCATAGATTCGCAAGAAAAGATCGCGGATCAACGCGCTCAAGTGGCTCGAGAACGTATTTACGCCCCGAAAGGATAATAAAATGCCGTTAAAAAAAGGCAGTAGCCGTAAAACAATCAGAAAAAATGTAGGTGAACTGGTTAAAACTTACGAAAAAAAGGGTAAGATAGGCACCAGTAAACCAAAGAGCAAAAAAGCAGCCCAAAAACAAGCGGTTGCAATAGCTCTGAGCAAAGCGGGTAAGTCGCGCAAAAAGCCTGTAAAGAAAAGTAAGGGCGGCGCGATAATGACTGTTAAGAAAAAAGACGGCAACAAACCCGTAAAGATATACTAAAGGCCTTCCAGACGGTGGCATTAAACCGTCTGCTCACATGGAAAAACGACCATGCTAGAGTTCGCCGAGCGCGTTCTTAAAGACATTAGAAAGCTAGAAAAGGACACAGAAGCGATTGTCTTGAATGGAACTGTAACCGATATGGAACGGTATCGTTTCCTTATGGGCAGGTTGGAAGGTATTCGTTTGGTGGACAGTATTGTCCGCGAAGAGCTGAAGAAGTATAGCGACGATTAACCCCAACACAGGAGCCTATATGGAATCTGAGAAGAAGCTGACAGCACTAGAGGAAAGGTGGCAGCAAGAAAAGACTGTGAAAAAGTCTGGTCTTGATCAAGCCTACACGGATGACGGTAAGGTCGATGAAGAGAGGTTGGCCGCTAGTGTTATCGACATGATCCCCAAGCCTACCGGATGGAGGCTGGCTATTCTGCCGTACAGAGGAGCCAAGTCGACAAAAGGCGGGATTCTTTTTGCTGAAGAAACTAAAAAACGAACTGAATTGGCTACAAACGTAGGCTATGTCCTGAAAACAGGCGATCTGGCCTACGCTGATGAGTCAAAGTTCCCCCATGGCCCGTGGTGCAAGGAGGGCGATTGGGTGATTTTCGGCAGATATGCGGGGTCACGTATTCAGATAGATGGCGGGGAAATACGTCTTCTAAACGATGATGAAATTCTGGGAATCGTGAATGACCCAGAAGACATTCTGCACATGTAAGGAGAACGGGATGGGTCAAGAGAATAAGCAAGACGAGCTTGAGTTTGATATTGGTGAAAACGAACAAGAGGCTACAGTCGACATGAACGAGGATGGTACGGAAGCCAAACTCGTTGAAGAAGAGAAGCCTGAAGTTGAAGAAGAGGAGAAGCCGGAAGAGAAGCAGGCTGCTCCTGACAGTGATGAGTTAGACAACTATTCGGAAAAAGTTAAAAAGCGAATAGACAAACTCACCGCTCGGCTTAGAGAGCATCAGCGCCGTGAAGAGGCTGCAATTGAGTACGCTAAAAGCGTCCAGCAGACCAATGAGGAGCTTCAAAAACAATACGCTCAGACCAATACACAGCGTATGGGAGAAGCTAAGGGTCGAATCGATACGCAGATATTAAGTCTAAAGAGTGTCATCAAGAAGGCTAAGGAAGAAGGCGATTTTGAGACAGAAACCGAGGCACAACAAAGACTTACCCAAGCCCTTTGGGAAAAGAACAATGTTGAACAAGCAGAGCTACAAGCACGAAGTGCGCCAGCTCAAGAGCCTCAGCGTATGCCTGAAGAGCTATCTCAACCTATTGCTCAGGTAGACGAGAAAGCAGAAGATTGGGCAGAACGTAATCCTTGGTTTGGTAAAAACATCGTAATGACTAACACTGTGCAAGGGATTCACATGGAGTTGGTTAAAAACGAAGGATTTGACCCATCATCAGATGAATACTATGATGAGATAGATAGGAGGATGAGTTCCCTCTTTCCACAGGCATTCCAGACTCAACAAGAGGAGCCTGCCCAAACAAACAGGAGCGCCCGACCCGTGCAGACGGTTGCTCCTGCTACCCGGTCATCTGGGGTTAATAGTTCAGCACGCCGCACGATCAAGTTGAAACCTAGTGAGGTTGCAATAGCGAAAAAACTAGGGGTGCCACTTGAAGAATATGCGAAATATGTGAAGAGGTGAAAACATGAGCGACAAACCATCAGTTCCAAAGCTGTCTCGCAGCAAGCGTGACTCTGAAACCAGAGAAACCACTGCGCGTCGCAAACCATGGGCACCACCGTCACGGCTCGATGCTCCTGAAGCTCCAGCAGGCTATAAGCACCGTTGGATAAGAAGGGAAACCGCAGGGTCCGATGACAGAATGAATGTCACTGCAAAAATGCGTGAAGGCTATGAGCTTGTGAGAGCCGACGAATACCCTGAGTTTCAGGGCAGTTCTGTTGAGGACGGCAAGCATGCTGGCGTAATTGGAGTAGGAGACGTTGTTCTGGCTCGTATCCCCGAGGAGACCGCAGAAGAGCGCCGCGCATATTATCAATCTCGCACCCATGATCAAATCAGGGCTGCTGACAATGATCTCATGAAGACTAACTCGCATAGTTCCATGAAGATCAATGCTCCTGAAAGGCAGTCAAAAGTAAGTGTCGGAGGACCTAACAGGTCTAACGACTAACTTTTTACTTTGTTAAAGGACATTTATCATGGCAAACGTAGACAAAGCATTTGGTTTGCGTCCTCTTGGTAACCTGTCTGCTTCTGGCTCACAGAAGCAATATGGTTACGAGATCGCAGATAACCAAGCAGGTGCTATTTATCAGGGTGACCTTGTTACCTTGAAAGATGGCTACATCTTGCAGTTTGACCCCGCATCTCACAGTGCAGCGGTAGGCGTGTTCAATGGTTGTAATTACATTGATCCAACCACGGGTAAGCCTACTTGGTCTAACTACTACCCCGGTTCTGTCAACATCACTCAAGGCAAAATTACTGCTGAGGTGATTGACGATCCAAATCAACTGTTCATCATTCAGAACGACGGCACTTCAACTGCTGCTGATTATGGCAAGAACGCTGATATCGTCGTTGGCACAGGTAGCACCACTACTGGTGTTTCTGCTAACGAGCTCGATACCAGTTCAATTGCTACAACTGCTGCGTTGAACCTGAAGATCGTAGGTCTTTGGGATGTTCCCGGCAATGCTGTGGGCGCTAACGCTGTCGTTGTGGTTAAGATCAACGAGCACCTGTACGGTAGTGCAGGCGTTGCTGGCCAATAAGGAGTAACTGACCATGGCGATTTCACGTTCACAACTCGTAAAAGAACTGGAGCCCGGTCTGAACGCTCTGTTTGGTCTGGAATATAGTTCTTATGAAAACGAGCACGCAGAAGTTTACTCAACTGAGTCTTCAGACCGTGCATTTGAAGAAGAGGTGATGCTTTCCGGGTTCGGTGAGGCACCTACTAAGGCAGAAGGCGCGGGCGTTGCTTACGACCAAGCGCAAGAAGTCTACACAGCGCGCTACACTCACGAGACAGTAGCTCTGGCGTTCAGCCTTACCGAGGAAGCCATTGAGGATAACCTCTATGACAAACTCGCTGGCCGTTACACCAAGGCACTTGCTCGTTCAATGGCGCAAACCAAGCAAATCAAGGCAGCTGCCATCCTGAACAATGCGTTCACTACCTCTATTGGTGGCGACGGCAAGCCTCTTTGTGCGACAGATCACCCAACCCTTAGCGGTCCTGATCTGGCAAACGAGCTGGCTACTGCGGCGGACCTTTCCGAAACTTCCTTGGAACAGGCCCTGATCGACATTGCTGCTTTTACTGATGAGCGCGGCCTGAAGATTGCTGTTCAAGGCACCAAGCTCGTCATTCCTAAGGAGCTTCAGTTCACCGCTGACCGCATCTTGAAGTCTACTCTGCGTGTAGGTACAGCAGATAACGACATCAACGCAGTCCGCAACATGGGAATGGTTCCTCAAGGTTACACGGTAAATCACTACCTGACTGACCCTGATGCCTTCTTCATCATGACTGACGCGCCTAACGGCATGAAGATGTTCCAGCGTGTAGCTATCAAGACTGGTTTTGAGGGAGACTTCGAGACTGGAAATGTTCGCTACAAAGCACGTGAGCGTTACAGTTTCGGCTTTAGCGATCCACGTGGTATCTTTGGTTCACCGGGTACTCCGTAAACCAATAAAGGTACAGGGAAAAAGGGGGCTTAGGCCCCCTTTTTTCTTTTGTGCAAATGTCATGGCTAGTAGAAGCAAAAGAAGCAGGACGTGCAAATCTTGCAGGGAAAAGTTGCCTCTTAGTGAGTTTGAAGAGACTAGAGCTAATATATTTCGCAGAGATTGCAGAACCTGCGTAAGCGTTAGACGATCTCAACAACACTCTGAATCCCCCGAAGCCTACTTAAAAGTACGCCTACTCAACCTCAGAAAACAACGGACTCACGAAGGCATAAGTTTCCAAATTACCCTCGAAGATGTGATGTCTTTATGGAAAAAACAAGACGGACGGTGCGCTTTGTCTGGGGTTCCACTTACTTTTCATCAATCTGGTGGTTACGGAGACGGCAAGAAAGGCGAGTTTAACGCCTCTATAGACCGCATAAACCCTAATGGCCCCTACCTACCGG